TGGAAGTGATCCAGTGTAAAGTTACACCCATGACCCCTGTATTGTTCTGCTAGACCGGGGTTTCCCATACTATCCCTACGGTTTCCGTCATGAGGGTAGACAATAGGAATGAAACTAGGTCTTTGTTTTATAATGCTTGCGTGTACACTGGGGCTTGCTTTGGATGCTCTATAGCAGTCATAGATGTAGAAGGTATCTTCCTCCTGATCTATAGCACACCACACTACTGCGGTAGGGTGATCCCACCCAAAATCTATAGCGGCTATTCTAGGCCAGTGATCCTCTATTACGATAGGATCAATCATTAAATCCTCTTCATTAATAGGAAATATCAAGCCAGAACCAATAGTAGGTCTACCGTATCTACGCATTTCCCGCTCATGTGGGGCATATGCACTAAGAATTTGTGTCATAACGTCTTCAGAAAGGTGTCCATCCTGTCCTTTCATGGACTTTATCTTCTCACTGGCATCATCCCATGTCGCATTGGTAAGGCTTTGACCCTTCTGTATACGGTTCATAAAACTCGCTACAGTCTCTGTCATGCCCTGTTCTGGTGTGAAGGTCATGTAAACCATGCCTCTTCTATCCAGAGTTCGTGTAACGGCCTGTGAGTAGAGTTCCCTTGAGGGTTCTTCGTCTAGCCATACAACGTCAACAGAGCGTCCCTGCCACTTGTCTACACCCATCTCATAGGCTTTAAAGTGTAAGGAAGAGTTCCCCCCAGAAATATGCCGTATCAATGCTACGGACTTGGCGTTTGGTACTCCGGGTTTACGTTCCGTTTTAATTATATATTTTTCTGGAACAGCACCCGAACCAAAGGCTTCAGGGTCATCAGGGGAACCCAATAGTTCTGCTTGTACGATATCTCTAGTGGTTTCGTTAGAGACACCACCTGCCCATGCCGTGATAGGTTGTTTAAATCTCCTACCCTGCCACCAGTCTGGATACATTCCAGTAAGGTGATAGGACATCTCAGCCGCACCACAGTAAGATTTACCGATACGGTTAGCCGCCATCAAGAGGCGTTGTGAGTTGGTTTCTCCTGTTTTATGGAAGTCCTGTTGATAAGGGTAAGGATCGTACTGATCTATCTTGTTAAATCTTTCTAGTCTGTTTAGAGCCTTTGCTAATTCTAATGCCCTAGTGTTTGTATCCAAGAGAGGCTAACTCCTTCTTAATATCTTCTGCACTCATTTGATCTATAGTGGTGGTTTCTATCTTCTCAACTGGTTTCATACCTGCCCTGTCAAGGATATCCTTTACTGCCCCCAATCTTACGGACTCACTCTCTGCATTTTCAGCCAAGTCAGTGACCCATTTAAGTGCTTGTGGTATCTTATCCTGTAAGGCTTTGTAGGTAGCATCCTTGATCTGCTCACTGAGTTTGTTCTTTAACTGGTGACCTTGGGCTTTAGCAGTCTTCTCTGAGTATCCCGCATAGATGGCACTCTTAGTGGCATTACCACTCCTCACATACTCCTGAATGAATAAGTCTTGCTTGTCTGTCATATACGCTCTCAGAGGCTCTGTAATGGCCTGTACGGGGTTTTAAGGGGTTAAGGTAGGCTAGGGTACTGGGTAGGTCTATAAAGCCCTCACCATCCTTATACATCATGTTCTATATTACTAGGGTCATCTTTTGAAGTGGCCTTAGTAATGGAGTCTCTATAGGGGGACAATAGAACTATATTAGATAATGCTTATGAATGCTCTAAATTACCCACTGGTGAGTGGAGAGAACATATATATATATTCTAGCATAATAAGGGGGTGGGGTGGGGGTCAGACTATTACGGATGGTTCGAGGTAGCGTGTGTGTGTGGGGAGAGGATGTCCATTCTTACCTTGGAGGCTGTGGAACTTATACAGTTCTAAACCATTCCTGCTCTAGAGCCTACAGAATCTACACAGTTCTATTCTACTATAGAGTTATGTTTCTCCCTATGAGTATATGAGACCAAGGTGTCTAGGTTATCTTCACTGGGTTCCGCGATTAGATTATGCTATCACACTTAATGCTTTGATCGATAGTTTTTGTGCGTACTCCGTCCGCTTTACATATGGCTGTCACCTTTAATGCCCGGGCAAGCCCGGAACAGCGCTTTCTTTAACGGCATAGATATTAATATAAATATATATGTTAATTGTGGTTTATCTGTATAACCACTATTAGCGGTATAGAACTGTCACGTACGGCCTTGTCGCTCATTAACTGGTGGTTGGCTGAAGAAACAGCGTATCTACCAAGGAAGGTTTGTCGCTTTTTCATCATTTTATGTCGCATATAGGAATGTCGGTTTCTATGGTTCGTGTACCATAGCACAACTGGTAGCAATAACGCACCAGATACAAAGGAAATATCATGATTACAAGCATAAACGAAGTTATAAAAGAAGTCCGAAGCCGACTGGCTCGCAAGGTATCCCAGAAGGCTCTTAGCATTGCGGACGCGGCTTGCAAGCGAGAGCAGAAGTCAGCATTAGCCGACGGAATCGATGGCGTCTCTGAGTTCCTGAACGCATCAGCCGAGCGGGTCGTATCCGATGACCAGTTACGCGATATGGGTCTGGTCGTGTCTGAAGATCAAGCCCGCCTTTGGTACGGTATCTGCAACCGTCTCGGCGGTCTTTGTGTCTCACCGTTCGACGGTATGCCCCTTGATGCTCACGCCGCCGCAAGGTTCCGTATCGAATGCGATCTCGAAGCCCTGAAAAGTGAACGCCCAGAGCGCAGGGAGAACCGGCGCCGTCAGATCTCCGCGCGGGTTGAGTCTCTCCGCTGTGCCGTGGATCGTGTCGAGTCTGTAGGCGAAGGGTTCAACTTGCCGGAAGGGTTCGCCGAGATGTATGTTGAATGTATCGAAGCCGAGATAGCGCACCTCAAGCAGGCCACCCACAAGCCGAGCATTGAGTTAGACGCTGACATCCTGCTACTGGAGGCCGAACTAGCGAACACGTAGCCGCTTGATACCCTCGGCCCGAAAGGGTCGGGGGTTTATCAGTAAATCATTATATGCTGTAAAAAAAATTTTAACAGCATGAGTGAAGAGGCAGAAGCCTCTTCTGTTCCCTCGCTTCGCTCGCAACGGCACTTCGCTACGCTCAGCCACGGCATACAGCAGTCGGGGAGGTATGGTACTTTAGTGAGGCCTAACGAGGTATATATAAATGGATCAGTTAAAACAAGACATACAGTTTCTGTTACAAGAATGTTTCGATGATATAGATAAGATCAATAATCTAAGTGATCTAGATGAAGGCTTAGAGATTAAGTATAAAGTTACTGATTTAATGTTAAGACTTAAGGAGATAACTAATGACTGAGTTAAACCGATACCCGATTAGAGAAGCAGAACTGGAAGTTATATTAGAACTTAAACGATTTGTTGAAACAAAGTTAGATAAACTTGCAGAAGATACACTCTTTTGGGAAGAAGAGCGTATTAAACTATGCAAAAGAGAGGAATGGTGTAAGTAATGGAAACAATTATTGCTTGGCTTTGGGTAATATGTATGATACTATGTGGTGTAACAGTGATACTATGGAGCAAAACAAAATGAGAGGAGATAAGACATTGAGTCAAGACATATACGATGTGTGTCAAATGGTTATCAATAACCCGGATGATCTTGATGCTGATGACATCATGGATTATATTGTATCTAACTTTGACCTAGCAGAGATTGATTTTATTATTGAGGTGCTAGATAATGTTGATGTTGTCAAGGTTCGTGAAGGATTGCGTGACCATATACAGGCATACATTGACTCGGTTACAATGGAACGAGACTTAGGAGCGATACACTAATGACACCTTTTATAGAACCGATGGACTGGGATTGGAACATGGATCAGATGGAGGCTTATGAATACCAACGTGATGCCGAGATTATTGAGGGCGACATGGTATTATGTGATGGCGTATGGTATGTAGTCGATGAAATAGAGTGGGATATGATGCTAGATAGTAATGAATGGTATCGTATGTGCTACTGTTCAGATGAAGATGGTCTAGATGTCATGCTTACTGAAGGTATGATTGAGTCTGTCGATAGAACAATGAGGGATGTGATATGAAATGCTGTTATGAGTGTGAGAATCTACGCTCTAAGCGTTGGTTACCTACAAACAATAAGTTTGAATGGCGCTGTACTCTTGCTCATTATGTTGATGATGTATGGGAGGAGCATGACTGTCCTGATTTTGTACAAGGATTCGAGGATAAAGAGCATGATCTCAAGGAATAAGTCTTTTGAATCTGAGTATGCTACTCTTAATTTAGAACAAGTTGAAGAAATCTACATTGAACTTAGAGAAGGTACTTCATACGCTGAGATAGGGAAAATGTTTAATGTATCTGGTGCTACAATAAGGAATGTTAACATTGGTAAGTATTTTAGAGTAGACTACATGACATATCCCATAGTGGATAGACGTAGAAAATATCTTACTGAACCGGGAGAGAAAGATGAATTCTGGGATTGGTTTGTACCTGAGCCTTACATAGACAGAGGAATATAAAATGAAACCTAAAGATAAAGTATATGAAACAGTAGTACCTCCCTTGATCGCTAGACTAGAGCGCATTGAGGCAGGTGAATCTATCAGTCCTTGGCATAAGCCTTGGGTTCAAGATGGCACTAGTAATATGTTAGAAGGTCTGGGTAGTGCGCGTAATGGTGTAACGAAACGTCAATATGGTGGCATCAATTGGTTGATACTTGGTCTGTTTAATTCCCATTCGTCA